TTTCTGGATGTATATTTAACATATAATAATTTTCCAGTAAAAATGCTGAACTCTGTCTATGTTGCTCTGGATTTTCCTTGAATTTTTTATAATAATATTCCAAATTTTCTTTTATTACATCTTTATAAAAACTATATAATTTCGAAAAACGAATTACATCACCAATAGTTCCCAAATTTCTTACATCTTCTGCCTTATCAATTACAACATGATTATCAATAAAAGCATACGGAATAAAAGTCTTATAATGTTCCTTAAAAAATCTAGCTACATCAACTTCCAATAAATTTTGAGATTCCTGGGAAAATAAAGTATCATAAATAGGACATATTATTTTGTGAGTTTTATATGCCAGAAATTTACCATTAGATACTCCTGCCTTATTTAATAATGACTTCTTCAATTTATCCCAACTTATGCTATGAAAAACTTCTGGCAAATAAGTTGCTCTCCCAGAAGCAGATTCTACTATTAAACCATATTTGTCATTATTAAATATTTCTTTATTATTCAAAACTGTTTCTGGATTTAATAGAGGTAGTAACATCAAACTAATTTCTATAAATGCATTAGCATCTTGACTTAAATCCCTTGGAAAATATGTCCGACGATTATCCTGGAAATTTGTATTATAAGATAATTCTTCTATTTTTTTTATAATTTTATCTTTACTAATAGACATATGATTATCATCCCAATAACCTAAACAACCATGGATATCTTTTGGCCATGAATTTAATTTTTGACTACGATTTATAGTTGTAAAAACACCAAATATTTCTTTATCTGGAATATCTTTTAAAGAATTTTTTTCAATAAATTTTTTTACATTTTCAGATGTTTTTATATCAAAAGCGGAAAAAACTGTTAAAATATCAATCATTAAATTTTAATAGAAAAAAATAAATTTTTGTAAAAATCTAATTAAATAAAACTTAATATAATATAAAAAATGAATCAAGTTATTTTAAACTTAGGTTTTGAAATTATTTTTAATGAAATTCCAGGAAATGCAATAAACCCCCCAATAATTTCTTTATTTAAATTTAATACAAAAATTTCAAATATTTATTCAATTGCAAAAATTATTGATAACATTGAAAAGCCAGATTTAAAATTAAATATTACAATTAAAAAAGATAAACACTTTATTTATTTTCTAGAAATACAAGGATTACAGGAATATAAAGATTATATTTGTAAAATATTTAAAGTTGAAGATGATTCAATAATAAATTCTTGTTATGTTATTGCAATTAGTGAAGATAAATATAATTTTGATAAAATGCCAGAATTAAAATTAAATTTATTCAAAGATGATAAGCCAGTTAATAAATGTTTCTTTTATTGTCATAGAATAAATACATCAGAAGAATTAAATTATGTTGAAAATAATTTTGGTGTGGAATTAGATTTAAGAGATAAAGGGGATGAATTAATATTAGCACATGACCCATTTACAGATGGAGAATTATTTTCAAATTATTTAAAAAATTTTAATAAAAAATCAATTATTTTAAACATAAAATCAGAAAGAATTGAGCATAAAATTCTAGATTTATTGAAAGAAAGAGGTATTGATGATTATTTTTTTCTGGATTCAAGTTTTCCAATGATTTATAAATTAAGCAAATTTGGAGAGAAAAATATTGCTATAAGATTTTCTGAATATGAACCACTTGATATGGTAGAAAAATGTAAGGATATGGTAAAATGGGTTTGGGTTGATTGTTTTAAAAAATTTCCATTGAATAAAGAAAATTATCAAAAAATAAAAGAATGGGGATTAAAAATATGTCTTGTAAGTCCAGAATTACAGGGTCATCCAGTAGAAAGAATAGAAACTATAAAGAAATATATTTTTGAAAATAATATAGAAGTTGATGCGATATGTTGTAAGTATTATAATGTTGAAAAATGGCTACAATTGTAATTTTCCCTTTGGGAAAATTACTTCGGACCCATAAAGGGTCCTCAGTTCGGGCAAAAGCCCTCACGTTCTACTTTTCATTTACACCAGAATATTTATAATTTATGAAGTAAAATGACAAAGAAATTATAACTTAGAAACATATAATTTTATTATAATTTAACTTGTGAGCATGGCCATGCGAACCGAGGGGCTTAATGCCCCGAGTCATTTTGCGAAGCAAAATGATAATTAAAGATTTTTTTATAAATATTATTAATGATTTTAATTACAAATGATAGTGTAGTTATTAAAGACAATACATCTTTACATTTTAATTCACTCACAAAATTATTTAATAAATATAAAAATGTAATATTAGAAGATAAATTTGACAATTCACTTGATAAATTACCAAAAATTCACAAACTAACTATTGAATCATGCTTTAATCATGATTTAATTTTACCAAGTTCATTAAAAACATTTATTTTTAATCCATCAATTTATTATCAAAAAAAGATAACATTGCCAAAAAAATTAAAAAACCTATCTATTACAATTAATCCTACAAATGGATTAAATTTCATGGAAGGATTAAACAAATTAAAGTATTTGAAAATTAATTTTCATTATTTTGAAAATATGCCAGAAATTTATATTCCAGAATCAGTAAATTCACTTGTTATCGAAAACACAAAAGTTTCCTGGAGAACTGCATTCCCTTATTATCCTTCTTTTAAAATAGAATATAATATATTACCTAAAAAACTTAAAGTCCTGAAAATCATAGATTCTAATTATCCACTTGGTATGCTAACAAATAACCTACAATATCTTATAATCCAGTGTGTTTATTTTAACGATGACTTATCATTACTAAAAAATAGTAATATAAAACGTTTATCATTAAATAGTCCTTTATTTAATCAGTCATTGAGTAATTTACCAGATTCATTGGTAACTCTGGAATTAAATTGTCCCAGGTTTAATAATTCTGTTGATTGTTTACCTAAAAATTTGAAAAGGTTATTTTTGAATAATATGAGATTTTTTGATAAATCTCTGGATGATTTACCTCAATTAAAAGAACTAAATCTTAGGAGCGATGGAAGTAACAAAATTAATATAGACTTTTTGCCATCTTCATTGGAAAAATTATCTTTACATATATTTGCACCAGTAAATTTAACAAATTTGCCAGCAAAATTGAAAAAGTTTAATTTATATTATCATGGTAAAACACCTCTTGATTTAAAAAATTTACCAAATTCAATCCAGGTAATGTTTTTACATCTTAATGAATATAAAAATATAATTTTCCCAAAAAATCTAAAATTGTTAGGAATTGAATGCAAAGAAGAAGAAGCATATCAAATAAGATTTTGGAACTATCCTATTAGAGAAAAATTAAATTTTAAATTGCCAGAAAACCTTGAATATCTAATTGTAAGCACATGTTTTTGTGAATACATTAAAGAAAATTATCCTGGAATTAAAGTTATACATTTTTCTAATTGTAAAAAAATTATACAAAAATATTGTTAAATAAAAGAAAATAAACTATAATTTTACACAATTATCTAATAAAAAATTTACTTGATTTAACAAAAAAGATGTTAAATTGATTGAATATAAAAATAAGAAATTGATTTCGAAAAATGAATTAAATAAATTAGAAATTGAAATATATTTTATTAACAATATTGATTATAACTTATGGTTAAAAATATTAAGCCATGCTTCTTCCGTAAAACCAATAAGAACACCTGGAAAAAATATTTCATATTTTGTTAAAGACCGTAATATTGTTACTTAAACTTGCTTCTCCAACTTGAGAAGCAAGTTTTTCATCATGATTATTGCTGAATACATTATTTTTTTCAATTGCTCGATTTTTATCAGTATCTGAAACCGCTTCTCAAGTTGGAGACGCGTTTTTTCCTTTTTAAAAATCTAAATTAAAATAGAAATTGTAGAAATTATTGAATTATTTTTATAAAATTTACAAAAATTTACCAAAATTTGAATACCTAAATTCGATTCTATTTCCTTTTAATTTTATATGATGGTTTTCACTTGTATGTTTTTCAAATTGTATAGTATCATATATTATGGATCTTTCTTTATTAATTTCATCACAAAATCCATTAATTTTTACTTCTTCTTGAGTATCAAGAAATTTTTTTAGTGCTTCCAATTGATTATATTTAACAATACTATGATTTATTATCCTTGAAATGAAATCATAACAAATATTATTCTTATTTCCAAAAAATATCCAACATACTCCATCTATTTTTCCATATCCTAGATAATCCTTTATTGCTGATAATAGAAAAGGGTTATTTTTCTGCGTAATTTTTACTGAAATACCTTTAGTAAATCTACCGTCTTTTCTCATACCTATTTGGATACATCCTTCTGCATCAAATATTCCTGCTAAATAGAAATCATTTATCTGATTGAATTTTATTTCAATTGGTATTTTATTCTTATTTGCATTTATAACAACTTGATACAAATTCTCTTTTATTTCAGAATTATTGCACTTGTTAACAAATGGTAAAAAATCGAATAATGCATCTATTTGAACTTTTTTTATCAGTATTGAATCTTTAATGTAATCTACAAATTTCTTTAAAGTATTCCCTCTATTTATGTAAGTAAATTGAGCTCGCTTATTTCCAGATTCTTCTCTTGCTAATTGAACAAACCCTCCAAAATGATGCATAATTATTGATAAAATATTTGTACGACATTGAGAAATTGAAATTCTCGTATTATATCCATCCTTAATTTTAAATATACTTATTGAACCATCGCCATCAATAAAACCCGCTACATATGAAGGGTGTGGAATTGTTTCAAAATATTTTAAAAATTTAATGTTATTGTCTTCTTCAATAGTAGTCATTCCTAAATTGAAATAACATTTTACTTTTAAATTAAATTTTTTTACAATGTGTAAAAAAAATTTAAACAAATATAAAAATTGTACAATAAGTACTGTTTAATTACTATAAGCCAAACCTCCCCGGTTTAGCCATTGTAAAATACTTTTTACATTAAAAGTAGTATTACAATTTTATCCTCTAATTTTCAAAAGAAGCCGGACTATATCTTATGAGTGTATAGAACTGGTTAGGTTCCACACCCCCAAACCCATTTAGTCTCTGAACCTTCTCCATACTTCTTACCTTTAATGAAGTTATAGGAGCTTGGCTGCGGATTGTCCAATTCTTTTCATTTTTACCATACCCGACGCTATTAACGTGGCCATCATACTGTTTCCAGTATAACTTGGTAGAAAAGACTCTAAGGAGTTTCCCGCAATTTGGGTTTGTTGCACCACTGTTGCTATGCAACAGCAGCACTTGCTGGTTATATACTTTATTTAGTCATAAGACCGATATAAAGGTAGCTTTTACACAGTTTATCCTAAATAGCATAGCTACAGCTAAATAGGCTGCCAACAGTTGGGCACAGGAGTTTATGCCGCTCATTATTCTTAGCCATAATGATACTACTAAGTTTCCCTAGTAGATTGGACTGTATCTTAAGCCAGCTCAGATTGATTAGATCTTCAAAGCCGACCAACACCCGTTCAGTCTCTGACGCCCTACCATGTCCTATCATAGCGGAGTTAGGTAGTAAGCATGCGGATTGCCCAATCCTTCCAACTATTACCGTACCAGAGTTAAATCTCTGCCACATAACCCTTTCGGAATTATGCTTGGTGTGGAAGGCTGTAAGGGGTTCCCCGAACAACAAGGTGTTTTGCAGAATCTCTAAAAATAGTCATATTTTTAAGATTCCACTAGCTATTAGCATATTTCGTGAGTGCTTAACCATTTTTTTACAAGACGAGAGCTCACATTGTCTTGTTGGATAGCTTTTCAACGCACTAAGAATTTTTACGTTGTAATTTACTGCGTACACTCTGATCTTAGAAGAGATAGAGGTCTTTGGAGTAACCTGGAGCTGAAGAGTAGCATTGTCGATACGAGAGAAGTTGCAAGTACCGGATGGCTGGTGCTGCTCAGGCTGAAGAGCAAAGGAATATACATTGATACCAGTTGCTGGGATGTTAGTGTGGTGCTGGTATGGCTGTACAAGGTTGAAGTAGGAACCAAGACGCTCGGAAAATCTGTCGTGACCGTTAAGCTGAAGCTTAGCACGGACAACTGGGTTACGACCAGCACGCTGAGGAGCAAGACCAGCATGGTCAGCACCACCAGCAGCTTCGTTGTACTCGGTGAAGTTGACTGGAGCGTTGTTGTTGGTACCAGCGCCACCACCCTGGGGAAGGAACACTGGAGCAACCTCTGGAGTAGTCTGGAAAGCATCTCCCTGAGGACCATACTTGTACTTATCAACATACACAGCAGGGAAGGAAACAGCAGAATAACCAGACTCAACGTTGGTACGAAGAGCATCGTAAGGAGAAAGGAGACCGTTGGACTGAATCTTGCCGAGCATATCGTTGTCGAAGTCATCAGTGTAGTTGTTCCACTGGTTCATACCAAGCTGAATGACGGAGTCACGCTGAACAACCCAGATCAACTCCTTAACGGGGTGATTGAAGTTAAGCTTGACCTTAACGTTCTGGGAAGTGATGGACTCATCACCAGTGAATTGGAGTTGTTCGATGAGGTACTCATGGGAGACCTGGGCGAAACGTCTGCGCTCATCGGTATCTAAGTAAATGTAGTCGATGTAGAGAGAAGCAGCTTCAAGAGAAGGAACGCAGAAAAGCTGGTTGGAGTTGGAGTCGATGGCGACACCACAGTTTCCGAGAACATCGGCAGTAACGTAGCACTCGTTCTTCTGACGGAACTCAATGATAATCTTGACCTCGTGGTATTGCACCTTAAATACCCCACCTTTCGGTGTATTTACCTACAGAAACCGAGGTTTCCATTATTTCTGTAAGTTTTTAGGGAGTGGACTATATCTTAAGCCTTCATCGAGAATTGTCAATTCTCTCAGACCCATATCCATTTAGTCTCTGAACCTTTCCCATAGTCTAACTTAGCGACCTTAGGGACTTGGCTGCTGATTGCCCAATCTTTTACATTTTTACCATACCCAAGTTATTTCTTGGCCAGATATTCGTTTCCAAATATCTTTGGTAGTAAAAGCTCTAAGGGGTTTCCAGCAATTTGGAAATGTTGCACTGTATTTGCTTCGCAAATACTTCACATTCGGTGAACCTCACTTCGTTCGCAAATTAAATTAAATTTAAATTGTGAGCGATAGCGAACTCTTCCGAAGGAAGAGTATTTGCGAAGCAAATACAATACTAACACCTGCGGTTGTTCAAAAGAACAGTATAGAACCGCTAACCTTATTTACCACACTTTATTCTATATTTCAATGTGGAGTGGTGTTTTTCAGCCCAGCAGTTTAGGCGATCAAAGGAAGAGCAAGACCTGGGTTGCGGCAGAACCAGAACTGAAGAGGAACGTAAAGAGTAGTTGCCTCAGCCTTATCAAGAGCAGTACCAGTAAGGGCAAAGGTGTTGCCAACCATATTGTCATAACCAATCTGGTGTCCGGGCTCTTGAGAAAGCTCGTTCCAGATGTTGAGCCAATCACCGTATTGTTTGTCGATACGTTGTCCACCAATCTCGACCTCAACGTTGCGGATGATAACGTGACCAATGTAGTTAACCCAACGGAAGCAGAAGTTTGCCTCAGTAGAAGATGCCTGGGGGCACTCAACAAGGGGAAGAGTAACCTGTAAATAAACGCGGTAGATTAAATCACCATTACGAGAAATAGTGCAAGTAACACGTTTGCCGAAATCAGCAGTTCCGTTAAAAATCTGCTCGATTGACTCCATAGAGAAGTTAGTGTATCTACGATAAACCACCTTGAAGAAAGTAATCTGAGGATTGCCTGTTAAATAAACGTCTTGAGCTCCATAAGCGACTAATTGCATGAGTCCACCACTCATTGATATATTCTTAACTTAGAAAAAAATTTTTTCGAAAACGCATTAAATTACCAATTAAATTAAATTTCTTAAAAAATAAAATCATCATAGAAATCCTTTTAGATTTCTATATAATTTACTGTTAAAATATTTTTATATTTTTTTATTTTTTAAATAGTTTATGTTGTTGGTTTTTATCATTTTTATTCTTGTATCATCTTAAAAATCTTTAGCTCTAAAGTATGCTAACTGAAATTCATCCTAAGAAAAAAAAATAGCATTAAATTTAAATTTTATTTTCTAATTAATTAATCAATATTCCTGTTTAGTTATTTTTTTTTCTATAAAAATATATATTTTTTATTGTTGTTTCTGTACATTATCATTAAATATATATTTTTATTTCGTATTTATTATTTTGTATCAGAAATTATTGTTAAAATTATAAATAATATACTTATTATTTATTTTGGCATTAAATGCATTAAATGCATACCCCTTAATAGCATAAAAAATAAAAATTAAATATCATGTATTTTTCTATTTATTTTACTAAAAATATTTTTTATAAAATCTGAAAAAAATGATTTAATATTTATTTTATAAAGCAATATATATGAATGAAATTTACATATGAAGAAGAAATTCAAATAGCAAATTCATTAGAATGTGTATATAAGTTAAGAATAATTAAATCAGTTAATGCACCATATACATTTTATTGCTGTTGTGATATAGGTAAAATACTAAAAATAAAACAAATTAGTAGTTCTTTTAGGTATTTTAATGATTCAGAAAAAAAGATAATTAGACATGAAACGACTAGCGGTATTCAAGATATTTTGTTTATAACAATTTATGGACTAATAAAATTCTTATCAAAATCAAGAAAACCGGAATCAATTAATTTTTCAAAAATTTTGAATATAAACTTGCACCAACATAAATTTACATGTATTGAGTCTGATACTATAAATCAGATTATGAAAGTTTTTGGAGATGAAAATATAATTTTACAATATCCGGTGGATAAATATAAAATTGATTTATATTTTTTAGATTACAAAATCGCAATTGAATGTGATGAAAAGTATCATAATTTACAATTAGAAGATGATGAAATCAGACAAAATAAAATAATTAAACTACTAGAATGTGAATTTATTAGATATTCCCCAGAAGATTGTAATTATGATATTTTTTTAGTAATAAATAAAATATTTAAAATAATTAAAACAAGATTATTAGAAAAAAAATAATTTATATTTTTTCTGAAAAATTATCTAAAAATTTTCAGGAAAAAATAAAAAAATTGAAATTTTATTTTTATATTTTTTTTTAACAAAAATGGAATCTATTACTTCTCAATCACTCGAAATTAAAGAAATTGAATTCAATATCAAGAAAGCGGAGTTTGACTTTAAAATGCAATCAATACGTGAAAAAGAAAAAGAATTAGAAAAAGAAATATTACGACTACAAAATGAAAATGAAAAATTAAAACTTATAAGTCATAATCCAAATTTAATTCAAACTCTTTTGGATTTGACAAAAGAAAATAATGATATTCTTAAAAAATTATTAAAAACTAGCGATGAATTAATTGTTGAAGAGCAAAAAGAAAAGAAATCATCTTCTCCATTTATTCAACAATATAATGAAAATCTTCAATTAATTGGTCATTTTGATTCATTCATTCAACTAACTCGACAAATTACTGGAACATCAACACATGGAATAAAAAATGCAGTTCAAAATAATTCTATATATCACGGTTTTAGATGGCTTATCCTTGAAAGAAGTCAAGACCCAACAATTCCTCAAACTCTTGAACCAACAAAACAAAATTATAACAGAAAATATGAATTATTAGCACATGTCAATCTTACAAAAGATAAAATCATTAAAGTATATTCTGAATATGCAGATATTGCGAAAGAATATAAAACATCAAATAGTGCAATTTCTACCGCTAGAAGAAGAGGTTCAAAATGTAATGGCGGATACATTAAATTTTACAACGAATGTTCCGAAGAAATGAAAAAGAATATGAAAAGAATAATAAATTACCTTACAAACCACTCTCTAAAACTGGAATTTCAATTACACAATTAGATCCAATTTCTAATATTGAAATTACAACATATTCTTGTATTTCTGATGTAACTAAAAAATTCAAAGTTGGAAGAAATAAATTAAAAGAGGCATCAGAAAAAAATACAATTTGTAAAGGTTTTCGATGGGCTATAAATTACTAAACTTATAAATACATATATGATTGAGGAAGATAATTCTTTGACAACATCACCAGATGACTTTACACCTTTATAAGAAAAAAATTATTTACTTTTAGATTCTTTTCTTACCATTTTTTTTATGAACTCATTTTGTTCTGTTTCTCCCAAAGAAATATATTTTATTAATTTCTTTTCATTCATTATCAAATTTATAAACGTATGAAAATAATTTTGCAAATCTTTCATTACAATCTCTTCCCAAAACTTTCTGTCTCTTGCAATCTGATTTACTCGCATCTCATCCTTTCCATTCTTCAAATATTCTACTAACTCACTATTATCCAAATTATATACCTCCATATATGCCTGCACCTGCAACCATTCATATTCCCTTACCTCCTCAAATAACTTATACATACGATTTTTAATCTCAACAATTGTTCCATCCATCTTCATACCATCTATCTTACTTATTAACCATAACTCATAACCATCATAACTTATTAATTTTTTATTACGACTAACAATTCCAGTAACTACATCACAATCCATGGCTTTTTTATACACATCCATTGCATTAGACTCACGAATAGTTCCAAATGTCTTACTCGTAAAATTCTCTGTTGCCTTCTTCAACAATATTTTTTCATCTTCTGTTAAATTTTTATCTTTTGAAACTGTTTTTAATAATTCATCTCGCTCTTTTTGCATGGCAAGTGATGATAAATTTGAATTACATAATTTTGTCAATTGCTCTTTAAAATTCTTATTTGATTCTGTTTTTTTGGCAATTAATTCAATATTTTTATCATCAGTAATATTTTTTTGTTCAATTTTATCAATAACTTTTAATTTTTTCAAATTATCTTGAAAATATTTTTCGTATAATTTATTAAATATTTTACAGGAATACGTATGACTGTGCCTTCCAATAAAGGCGGCTAGCTCACTACTATATAAAAAAATTCTTTTAGACATTTAAAATAATATGGTAAGTTTATTTTAATTATCTTCCGATTGAGATTCATCTAGAGGTTGTTCTAAACAAAACTCTTCTTTGCAATTTATATTTTCAATATTTAAATTATGCTCAATAAATCTTTTTAGATAATCTTCTAAAAACACTTCCTTCTTAACATTTGCTTTTGATTTCTTAAATTCAAATCTTCCATTTGTTAACATTTTAACTCCCCAACCCGTTTTTAAAGCATTATAAATAAATATCATTTTTTGTAATTCCAGAATCTCAATCTCTGAATTCCCATTTTCCATTTACATTTATTTAAAAAAAAATTAAATATTTTTTACAAAACATGATTTAAAAAAGATTTGTTTAAATAAAATATGTTTAAACAAAAAAACAAGAAGATTCTTCAATGTGACACCAGAATTACTCTTGACGCAAAACATAACGAAATTATTAAAAATTTTAAAGATGAACAAAAACAAATAAAAAAATACCAAAATGAATTAACAATTAATCAACAAAAACTTTCTAAATTACTTGAAAATGCTTCTGAAATTATAAATCCAGATGACTTAACGATTCAATTTCATTTGGAAAATAAGATAAAAGAGTTGCAGACAAAAATATCTAAATTAGAATCACAAAAAGATGAAACTAATTATTTTATTCAAACAGGAAATATTCTTTATGAATATTACAACAATCTTGAAGATATTGCACATAAAGAAGAAGAACCTGAAGAAGAACAAGAAGTAACACCTCCTAAAAAAACAAAACCAGTAAAAGCTGTTGATGATACACCAAAAATTATGAATTTTTTCGGAGGAGTAACTCCTGTTTCTCAAGAAGTTGAAAAAGAAGAAGATGATAATGAAGGTAAAAGAGCTTTTACTATTTCAGATTTTGTTGAATCATCAGAAAATTTTGATAGAGCTTCATCTCTGGATAATTATTTAAGTAAAATTGATAAAACATATGGCATTAAAAGCAAAGTAATGAAAAAAATAGATTTTTGCAAAAAATGTAAAGACAAGTATAACAAAGATTTTGAAATGATTATTAATCATAATGAAGGATTCATGAGTTGTACTAAATGTGGAAATATGGAATATATCATCATTGAAAGTGATAAACCAAATTATAAAGACCCTCCTCCTGAAGCAACTTATTTTGCCTATAAAAGAACAAACCATCTTAATGAAATTCTTAATCAAATTCAAGCTAAAGAATCAACTGATATTCCAGATGATGTTTTGGAATTAATTAAAGAGGAAATCAGAAAAGAAAGAATAACTGACTTAAGTAAATTAACAAATGCTAAAGTAAGACATTTTCTTAGAAAACTTAACCTTAATAAATATTATGAACATATAGCTCATATAATCAACAAACTTAATGGATTACCTCCTCCAATTATTACAAAATCAGTTGAAGATAAATTAAGATATTGTTTTAGAGAAATCCAGGGACCTTGGATGGAAATTGCGAAGAAACCTAAAAAGAATTTTTTGAATTATCATTACGTTTTACACAAATGTGTTGAATTATTAGGACATGATGAATATAAAATTCTATTTCCATTGTTGAAATCCAGAGAAAAGATTTCAGCACATGATGCATTATGGAAAATTATTTGTGAAAAATTAAATTGGGAGTATATTAGAACAGTTTAAAGAAAATATCATAAATAGTAAAAATGCTTATTGAATATAAAGAGCAAGGTCAAACATTAGGCCAACTTACAAATCAAATTAAAAATATAACAAATAATAAAATTTGTTATATTGGAAGATTAGACCCAATGGCTTCTGGTCTTGTTTGCTATTTTTCTGGTAATGAATGCAAATTAGCCAGTAAATACCTTAAATTTGATAAAACATATATGTTCAATCTTATTCTTGGAATTTCTACTGATAGCTGTGATTCTTTAGGAATGGTAACAGGTTTGAGTCCTTGTTTTGAAATTAATTACAATTTTTTAGAAAAATTTAATGACTATATCTATATCCAGGAATATCCAATATACAGCTCATTTGTTATAAAAAAAGATGGATTGAAAAAACCTTTGTGGTATTACGCAATTAATAATATTAAAATTGATAACTTACCAAAACATGAAGTGCATATTAAAAACCTGGAATTAAATGGAGAAGAATTTTACATAAAAGATACAGAATATTTTATTAAACAAATTAAAAAATTAGATGATGATAAAGGTATAAGTCTTAGAAAAAAAGAAATTATTGAACAATATTCTATGATAGAAGGTATTCATTTAATGGGGATACCTTTAATTGCAAGAGTATCCAGTGGGACATATATTCGAAAACTGTGTGAAGATATAGGAAATTATTTGAGGATTCCAGCAATGGCAGATTCCATTGAAAGAGTTGCATACCATTTTCCTGGTGAAATTGAAAATATCGAAAATTTAGAAAATTTTCAATGATAATATATGGGATTATGTAATTCCAAATTTACAAAAAAAGATTTCATTAATGAAACAATGTATAAATTAAAAAGAAATAATATTATAATTCGAGATGAAAATGATGAAATTATATCAGAAAACGAAATAAAAATAACTCTTGAAGGAATGTTCAAAAGACAATCAATTCATTATTATAAAAACTTAAGATGTAAACCAAAAATGTTAGAACTATTTGTTCCTAATTGGTGGAAATTTTAACGAATAAATCTTTTTGAACGAGGTAAAATTTCTCTGGGTTCTTTAATTACTGGCAATAATTCTGGAAGTCCTGGAGTATTAAAACGCTTTCTAATACTTATATACTTCACTCCATAATAATCATAAAATACAATATTATATACCTTCTCTATCTCTGGATAATCCTCTGGAGGAATTTTCGGAATACCTCTATAAGTTATTAAGGGACCAATACTATATTGTTCCAAATCATGTAATTCTAACCACGCTTTATTTGCTTGTATCTGATTATATTCACCTATTACCCAACATGTTTGTGGGGTATAATTCTGGCAATATGTAGACATAATTTAGCATATAAAATTATTTATTCCAGAGATAATTTTATTTATATATTTATGAATAGATATTCAATAGAAGAGGACCTTTTTAATAAGCCTTTTAAACAACCATTTTTATACATATTTTTACCGCATAAAAATCATAATCTATATACATTAACTGAGTTTGTTTCTCAAAATCCTTTAAGAGTTCGTTCTTTACATGCATCCCAAAACTTACATGAAATTATTAATAAAGGAAGAGAATATTCTAAAAATAATTCTATATTTTTTATTGACAATGAAATTATATTACCTTATTAAATTATGAAAAAATACGATTTTATAATAATAGGTTCCGGAATAAGTTGCTTATACTTTCTTAAAAAAGTAAAAGAAGCAAACTTAAATCTAAAAATTGCAATTCTTGAAAAAAAACCATTTGCTGGTGGAAGAATCAGTTCAATTAATATAAAAAAAGATACATTTGACTCTGGCGCTCTTAGAATAACAAATAATCATAAACTTGTTTTACAACTTTTAAAAGAATATGGAATTACTGATGTACTTGAATTAAATAATGACATCAAAATATCTGATAAATTACTTTCTAAATTCAAAAAATTCTTAAAAGATGTTCAACAACAAAAATATCAAAAATTTGCTTTTGGTGAAATAGCTAAATCTAATTTTCCCATGGATGAATATGAAAAATTACGTGTCTGGTTTGGATATGACCAAAAATGGGAAGAAACAAACTGCCAATACCTAGCAAAAGTACTATTAAGCTCATATAATGCCAAAAAATATTTTTATGTTAAACTTGGTCTCTCACAACTAGTTGATGCAATATTTAATGAACTTAAAAATGATTTTGACTTTTTTCTAGGTGAAAAAGCAATTAAAATTGCTGAAGGTAATAACATTTATACAATGAATAATAAACATTTTACTGCAGAAAATATTATTTTTGCTTGCCCACCTCATTATATAAAAAATATTCAAGGAACTGATGAATTAATACCATTATTAGCTGGTGTTGGAGGACAAATTTTAAATAGAATTTATGCAAAATTTAAAGATAATAGTTGGTTTCCAAAAACTGTTTTACACAGTTTTAAACCTGTTTGCCAGACTGTACCAATATCAGAAAATATTATTATGATATCCTATTCAACAAATAGAGATGCAAAATACTGGATTCAAAGAGAAATTGATGGAACATTATGGAAAACATTAAAAGAAGATTTAGAATTAAAAGATGTTGATAAACCTGTTTGGATTAAACAAAATTACTGGAACCCAGGAACTCATTACTGGAAACCTGGATTTGACCCAGAGAAAACACAATTATTATCATTCAAACCACTTTTGAAAAGAAACTGGCACATTATAGGTGAAGCTTTTTCAATGCACCAAGGATGGATGGAAGGTGCACTCGAGAATGCCGCTCTATTCTTCAAAAAATATTCTTCCAATAAATTACAAATGAAAGATAAAGTTTATACTCTACAAGAAGTAGCAAGACATAACCAACTTCATGACGCCTGGATTGCTGTGCATGGAAATGTTTATGATGTAACAAACTGGATTCATATTCATCCAGGAGGTGACGTAATAAAATATGGAATTGGAAAAGATGCAACCGATATGTTTAAAAGTGTTGGACATCAAGAAGATGCTCTAGAATTTATTAATGAATTTAAAATTGGCATTCTTATTTAAAACATTTTTTATATATTCTATAAAAAATATGTCAAAAAATTTAATTCCTTTAAACACTAAAAAAAATATATCAATTAAGTCAGTAATAATACCAAAACCTATTGTAAAAAATAAAATTAAAGATGATACTCCAGATAATAAAACTCTAGATAATAAAACTTTAGAAAAAAGCCAGGAAAAGATTCCAGATAATAAAATTCAAGATAATAAAATTCCAGAGAAAAGCCAGGAAAAGATTTCAGATAATAAAATTCCAGATAAAAACTTGGAAAAGATTCCAGATAA